AAATTCTACCAATATTTTAAGAAAAATGCCCCCTGTTTTTGGTTCACACGCATAGAAAATACAGCAGCTTTGGGAACCCCTGACGCGCTCGTATATAATAAAAATGAACACTTTTTTACAATCGAATTTAAAGTCACTAAGCGCTACAAATTAAGATTTTCACCGCATCAAATATCCTTCCATGTGCGCCACCCTCACAATGCTTTTATCTTAGCCACGACCACCGCTGCTTGCTGCCCGATACTTTATGAAGGCCACCAGATACGAGAACTGGCCACCTGCGGCCTGAGTGTAGAACCATGTGCAAAGGGACTTGCTGCATGTATCGAGCGCCTAGAGAAAGTTTAAATAATAGTCATAGGATTTTATAGGACACTCTTAAAAACTTAGGGAACTAAGAGAGCAAGCAACAGGCCACCAGATACAAGACGCTGGCGGCTTGTGGCTTTAATAGAGGTACCAGATCAATTTCTAATTTCGGATCTTTCTTTATTTTTAATTTATCTTTTCGCAAAGAAACTTACAAAATACAGTACAAATGCAAACATTTGTATGGTCAAAGCCCTGAAAATCATTATAAAGCTAAAAACAACATGTAAAAAAATTTTACAAAAAATTTTTCGAAATGCAGATAGACCTAGAAAAAATCAATAGATTACCGCCTGATGTCAGGGACAGGTTCAAGAAAATCCTAGTAAAGTACAAAGAAGAAGATAGAAAAGAAGCTGCACAGAAAGACTTCTTATCTTTCACAAAGCATATGTGGCCTGACTTTATTGAAGGATCGCACCATAAAATCATTGCAGATAAGTTTAACAAACTTGCATCTGGTGAAATCAAAAGGCTAATTGTGAATATGCCACCCAGACACACGAAATCTGAGTTTGCATCCACGTTGCTTCCCGCTTGGATGATAGGCAAGAACCCTAAACTAAAGATAATTCAAACCACTCACACAGGAGAACTTGCAGTTCGTTTTGGTCGTAAAGCCAAAACACTCATCGATAGTCCAGAATATCAGAATGTATTTAAGACGAGACTAAGAGAAGATAGTCAAGCCGCTGGTCGCTGGGAAACTGCTCAAGGTGGCGAGTATTTTGCGGCAGGTGTCGGGGGAGCTATCACAGGTAGAGGTGCAGACTTATTAATCATAGATGACCCGCACTCGGAACAAGACGCACTTAACATGGGTGCATTAGAAAAAGCATACGAATGGTATACATCAGGACCACGACAGCGTTTACAACCAGGTGGAAAAATTGTTTGTGTTATGACACGATGGAATGTAAAAGACTTAACTGGAATTCTCATAAAGAACCAAACGGAACCCAAATCTGATCAATGGGACCTGGTAGAGTTTCCGGCGATTATGCCGAGTGGTAAACCTGTATGGCCGGAATATTGGAAGCTAGATGAACTGGAATCAGTTAAAGCATCCTTATCACTCGGCAAGTGGAATGCACAATGGATGCAGAACCCAACGTCTGAAGAAGGTGCAATCCTAAAACGTGAATGGTGGCAAGACTGGGATAAAGATCACATTCCAACTCTAGACCATGTTATACAAAGTTACGATACTGCATTCATGAAAAAAGAATCTGCAGACTACAGTGCTATAACCACGTGGGGTGTGTTTCGGCAAGACGAAGACAGTCCACCACAATTAATTTTGCTAGATGCAGTTAAAGATAGATTAGAGTTTCCAGAACTACGTAGAGTTGCAAAAGAGCAATACGATTACTGGGAACCAGAGACTGTGTTGATTGAGGCGAAAGCATCGGGTCTGCCACTAACATACGAACTTCGTAACATGGGTATACCTGTTGTCAGTTACACACCATCGAAAGGTAACGACAAGCACACACGTGTTAATTCTGTTGCACCACTGTTTGAAAGTGGTATGATATGGGCACCTTTGGATAAACAGTTCGCACAAGAGGTTATAGAAGAATGCGCTGCGTTTCCATATGGCGATCATGATGACTTAGTGGATAGTACAACACAAGCTATCATGAGATTTAGACAAGGTGGTCTAATTAATCACCCTGAAGATTATAGGGATGAAAGATTGCCTAGAAGAAAATATAAATATTATTGGTAGATTATGATTCCAGCAACCATTCCATATGTAGGTGCAGTAGCTTTAGCTAAAGCAGTTGGTGTTAGCACGGCTGGTTTAAGTGCTATAGAAATATCAAATGCTATTACACAAAAAATACAAGAGAACCCAGAAATATTAAATACACCTCAAGCACAAGGAATTGCATTTGCTATGGGTATAAAACTACCTGGAGTCTTTGCACCTGACGCAGAAGAAATAGACAAAACAAGAAAAGAAATACAAGAAGGTTTAAAGCCAGGAGAAACATCTCCACCAATAGACCAAGGGCCTATAAAAACAGGAGAAACAATACTACCTAAAATAGAAACAACCGAAACACTACCCGCAGCAGAAGGGGTAGGACCTATTAAAGAACAGTTTCCGTCAGAGGCAGATAAAGTAAATGTTCCTATAATTACCTATAGCAAAGACTCACCCAAAGATTTAAAAGACTTAGTTGAAAGATCTGTTGGACAAAAGAAAGGAGAAAAAGCTGTAGAAAAAATTTTTGATGATAGTATTTTTGATGATGTTTTAGAAACATCTGAATTAAATAAAATTAGACAGCTTGAAGACTCTTACGTAGGAGGACTTGCAGATTTAGGAGATGCCGCTGTTCCACTTATTATTGAAAATACTATGTTGTCTCAACACGAAGACTTTATGGAGGATTATAAGGATGCTTTAGCGAAAGCCGCTGAAGAAACTTTGGGAAGTGAATTTAAAGCATATAGATTAATGGAAAAAGACGATGCATTAAAAATGCTTATTGATGGTGAATTTCCAAATATAAAAGCGGTGCAAGAAAATGAGGAGGGAGAAGATGTTTATCAAGATTTAATGGTTGATATGTTTGGTGAAAAAACACCCATGTCTCGTGAATTTTTTAGTTTTACTTTAAGTCCTAAAGAAGCTTTGCAATTTAGATTTTTATCTGCTGGAGGAAGAAGGGATAAAAAAGACGAAGATTTTGTTCTAATTGAAATGAAAGCATCTCCATCTGATATTATTATGAGAGGACACGAAAGTGAAAAAGACCTTATTTTAAGGGTTGATGGAGAAACAGCTGGTAGTAGTTATGTCACTCCAAATCTTTTTAATGTTTATGATATGAATTTTGGTGATAGTAATCAAGTAGAACTATCTGAAAACAAAGAGTTTAAAAACTTTGTTGAACAATCTAAACAAAGAACTGAAAAAGATATAGGGGACAACAATCCACCTAGTTCTATTGAGGATACGGAGACTCCAAGTAATTTAGCAAAAGAAAATCTTAATAAAAAATTATTAAAAGAAACTGATGTAGAAGATAAAAAAGCAATAGAGTATCTTATAGGGGTAGATAATTTTTATGAAAAAAATATTAAACAAAGAAATGAAGAAAATCCAGAATTAAAAAATTTACCAAAACTTGTTGAAGCTGATAAACATTTCGCTGCTGCTGCAAATTCTTTTGAAGGTTTTGAAGAGTCACAATTAATTTATATGTCTCCACAAGAATATTTAGATTTAACCACAAAATTTAGACCTGAAAAACAATCAAAACTTTCTAAAATAAATTCAGACTATCTTACAGATTTATTAAAAGAAGGAAAAGAATTAGCTAATTACCCATATCTATATGTTAAAAAAGACGTTTTAGGAACTGGCTATGAGGTAAGTGGTCAAGAGGGCATACATAGAGTAATTGCTTTAAAAAATATGGGTTATAAAGAAATACCAGTAGTTATTCAAGGAAAAGGTAGAGATAAAGATACAGGTTTAGAAAATAAAATATTTACAGCAACACCTAGAAGTTATTTATATAATGAGTCTTTTACACAAGAGCACATAGGATTTATACCAAACGCTATTAAATCTGATAAAAAAACAATTAGAATTATTCCAGTAGATATTCGTGAAGTTAGAAGTAAAGAAGCATTATTTCCTGAAGGATCTTTTAATAGAGTTAAAAAAGCAGACGGAGGCATAGTAGACCTATTAAGATTATGACATTCTCCTTTAAACACCCTAGTAAATATAAGAAACTATCGACAGGAGCACCTCCTAAATCTGGCCCTACACCACAAGGCTTGAATATTGATTATAATACTGTTAAGACCGTAGAACTGGAGAAAACAAATGGCAGAAATAGACAAGTCTTTACCAAACGTAAAGCAAACAATAAACGTACCTAGTCCCGAAGAAATAGAAGTAGATATATTAGATCAACAAAAAGAACAGGCTGAAGATCCAGCTTTAAACATAAAACCAAATGAAGACGGTAGTGTTGATATAGAATTTGATCCTTCTGTTGGTAGCGAGGAACAAGGACAAGATCACTTTGCAAATCTCGCAGAGTTATTACCAGACAATGTCTTAGGCCCTATCGGCAGTGAACTATATTCTAACTATCAAGATTACAAAGCATCAAGAAAAGATTGGGAGCATGCATACACAAATGGTTTAGATCTTTTAGGATTTAAGTATGAAGAAAAATCAGAGCCATTCAAAGGTGCATCAGGCGCAACACACCCAGTATTAGCAGAAGCTGTTACACAGTTTCAAGCATTAGCATACAAAGAATTATTACCATCACAAGGACCAGTTAGAACACAGATCATCGGTATGCCAACTCCAGATAAAGAAGCACAAGCACTACGTGTTAAAGAATTTATGAATTATCAAATCATGTCAGAGATGAAAGAGTATGAGCCAGAGTTTGATCAAATGTTATTTTATTTACCACTAACAGGTTCAACATTTAAAAAAATTTATTACGATGAAATTATGCAGAGAACAGTTTCTAAATTTGTTTCTGCAGATGATTTAATTGTTCCGTATTCAGCTACCTCATTAGATGATGCGGAAACAATTATTCATGTTGTTAAAATATCTGAAAACGAGTTAAGAAAGCAACAAGTCGCCGGATTCTACAGAGATGTCGAGTTGACACCTGGTCAAGGTGAAGAAACAGAGTCAGAGAAAAAAGAACGAGAACTAGATGGCATGAGTAAAAGCAGAGACCAACAAATGTTTACGTTGTTAGAGTGTCATGTAAATTTAGACATAGAAGGTTTTGAAGATACAAATACACAGGGACAGGCGACAGGTATCAAGTTGCCTTACATAGTTACACTTGAAGAAGGATCTCGTGAAGTATTATCTGTTAGAAGAAATTATGAAGTAGGTGATGCAGCAAAAGAAAAGATACAGTATTTTGTTCATTTTAAATTTTTACCAGGTTTAGGTTTTTATGGTTTTGGTTTAATTCACATGATTGGTGGATTATCTAGAACTGCAACTGCAGCGCTAAGATCGCTTCTTGACGCTGGAACCTTTTCTAATCAGCCATCAGGATTCAAGATGCGTGGCATCAAGATGAGAGATGAAGCACAACCCATTCAACCAGGTGAGTTTAGAGATGTAGACGCACCAGGCGGTAATTTAAGAGACGCATTCATGCCTTTACCATTCAAAGAACCATCAGGTACATTGTTACAATTGATGGGTATCGTGGTTCAGGCGGGACAAAGATTTGCCTCTATCGCTGACTTACAAGTCGGTGAAGGTAATCAACAAGCAGCTGTTGGTACAACTGTTGCTATGTTGGAAAGAGGATCCAGAACAATGTCAGCAATCCACAAAAGGTTATATGCTTCGATGAGAAGAGAGTTTAGTTTAATGGCTAGAGTCTTTAAACTTTACTTACCTCCAGTTTACCCGTATGATGTTGTTGGCGGTCAAAGACAAATCAAGCAATCTGATTTTGACGACCGCATAGATATACTGCCAGTTGCAGATCCCAATATCTTTAGCCAAACGCAAAGGATATCTTTAGCTCAAACTGAGATGCAATTGGCAGCATCTAATCCTGCTATTCACAACCAGTACGAAGTTTACAGAAACATGTACGAAGCATTAGGTGTGAAAGACATAGACTTAATTTTAAAAAGACCAGAGCAACCAATGCCAAAAGATCCAGCGCTAGAGCATATCGATGCATTAGCTGGTAAACCTTTTCAAGCATTTCCAGGTCAAGACCACCAAGCGCACATTACTGCACACTTAAACTTCATGGAAACAAACATGGTAAAGAATTCACCTGCAATCGGTGCTGCAATACAAAAAAATATACTAGAACATATTAGTTTAATGGCACAAGAACAGATTGAAATAGAGTTTAAACAAGAATTACCACAACTTGCACAGGCACAACAGATGGCCATGCAAAATCCACAGCTACAAATGCAGGTTAGAATGTTAACAGAGAAGATTGAAGCTAGAAAAGCTGTGTTGATATCAGAGATGATGAAAGATTTTGCTGAAGAAGAGAACAAAATTACGTCACAGTTTGGTAATGACCCTATCGCTGCACTAAGATCTAGAGAAATAGACCTACAAGCAAGAGAAAATCAGAGAAAAGAACGTGAAGGTAAGGAAAGATTAGACCTAGATCGTATGAAAGCGATGATGAATGATCAAAACCAAGACGAAAAGCTAGAACAGAACGAACAATTGTCTAAATTAAGAGCTGACACGTCTATTCAGAAGACTATTTTAAGTAAAACTATACCATCAACAGATAAAATACCTGATCAAGTATCAATTGTTAGAGGAGGAGAGTAAAATTTATGGCATTTCCAATATTAGGTGCATTAAAACTTGCAGTAAACGCTGGTTCGCACATTTATAAGAAGAAAAAAGAAACACAAATGATGATGGCTAACGCACAAGCCAAACATGCTGAAAAGATGGCCTCTGGTGAGTTAGAATATTCTGGTAAACTACTTGAGGCAAGACAATCGGACTGGAAAGACGAATTCGTATTGGTCGTTCTCACGCTTCCGATACTAGTGATTGCGTACGGGGTCTTCAGCGAGGATCCGGCTGCGTCTGCAAAGATAAAAGAGTTTTTTGAACAGTTCCAACAGCTGCCAAGTTGGTTTACAAATTTATGGATCCTTGTCGTGGCGAGTATTTATGGTATAAAGGGAACGCAAATATTTAAAGGAGGAAAAAAATAATGCCAAATAGACTATACAACAAACAAGTTTCACCTAAAGGATACAAGATGGGTGGAAGAGTTAAAAAAATGGGTGGCGGAATGATGAAAAGAAAACCCATGATGAAAGGATCTAAACCTGATTTTTTAGATTTAGATAAAGATAACAATAAAACTGAGTCCATGAAATCTGCAGCAGCATCAGCTAAAGGTATGATGAAAGGTGGCAGAGTTAAAAAAATGGGCGGCGGAATGTCTAAGTTAAACCCAGGCCTTAGAAAATTTATGATGGCTAAGAAAAAAGGTAAGTAATGGCTGGTAAAGGTTTGTACGCAAACATTGCAGCTAAAAAAGCTAGAATCAAAGCTGGCTCTGGAGAGAAGATGAGAAAACGAGGAGCCAAAGGTTCACCAACTGCAGCTAACTTTAGAAGAGCTGCACAAACAGCGAGGAAAGCTTAATGACTAAATTATGTCCTAGAGGTAAAGCAGCAGCGAAAAGAAAGTTTAAGGTATATCCTTCAGCTTATGCTAATGCCTATGCTAGTAAAATTTGTGCAGGTAAGATCAAAGATCCATCTGGTGTAAAGAGAAAAGATTTTAAAGGACGTAAACCAGCTGCCATGGGTGGTAGAATATACAGAGCTGGAGGCGGACTTACAGAGGCTACTGAAAGATTAAGAAGACAAGGCCTTGGCATGGGTGGTAGCGCTTGCATACAAATAAAAGGTTTTGGTAAAGCACGAAGACCAAATAAATAATCATGGCAAAGAACGGTCTTGATAAATGGTTCAAACAGAAATGGGTGGACATTGGTAGCAAAAAGAAAGATGGTTCTTTTGCAAAGTGTGGCCGTTCAAAACAGAAAGCAGACGCAAAGAGAAAATATCCTAAATGTGTTCCATTAGCTAAAGCAAGACGAATGTCTGAGGGACAAAGAAAATCTGCGGTAACAAGAAAAAGAGCAGTTGCTCAAGGTGTTGGTGGTAAACCAACTAATGTAAAAACTTTTACAAAAAGAAGTAAAGCTGCCGATGGTGGTTACATGGGGACTTTTATAAAATTAGATGTAGATGGAAAAGTATCTGGAAATCCAAGTTACAGAAAATATTATAAAGGCATGATCTAGTGAGAAGACAAGACAGACAACCACCTAAAACTAAAAAGTATTTTAGGTCAACTAAGTCTGGTGCAGGCATGACAAAGGCTGGAGTTGCTAGATACAGGAGAGAGAATCCTGGATCTAAATTAAAAACAGCGGTTACTGGCAAAGTCAAACCAGGATCTAAAGCTGCTAAGAGACGTAAATCTTTCTGCGCAAGAAGCGCAGGTCAAATGAAGAAGTTTCCTAAAGCTGCAAAAGATCCTAATTCTAGACTACGTCAG